TTGCCAACCTTGCTCCATTGCTTCCAAGCCCTCTCAATGATATTGTTGGCGATTTCGTCAAGTTGTCCACTCGGCTCTTTTGCTCTTACCTGTAAAGACACACCCTTTTCTCCAAGCGTGTTGTTTTCTAGGCTACGCAAAAAACCTTTTACCCATTCATTATTTCGCTCAAGGTCACGTGAGCGGTCACGAAGAATTGGAAGCTGGCCTTTAAGCTCACCATCTTGCGACAGGCAGGCAGTAATCCAGTCGAGCGTCAGACGGCTTGACTGGGTTGCGTTGAATCTGCGAACGGCGGTTTTTGGCGGTGAGAATTTGCGCTTAAGATATTGAATCATCTGAATTGAATTTTCAAAGTTTTTCGGTGACGGTTGACTGATGCTTTCAATGTTTCTGCTTCTTGCCGCCAACGGTCACGGCTTTTTTCTAATTCGGCGATACTTGCAAGTGTCAAACTCTGGTCACCAAAGCTAGTGGCACTAGCCGTTTTTTCATACAAAGTTCCAAGGGTTGTCTCAATCTTTGTAATCATAGCCAACGCTGATGTTAGCTTTTCCTCATTGGTTTTGTCGGCCATTGAAATTTGACTAATGTCAAACTCTACCAATCGTTGACCCAGCCACCTTTTTTTCCACGGGCATTTTTCTTGGCTTTAGCGGCTTTTTTCTTTGATGGGTTTTGGATGCTTTTTTTAAGCCTATCCCAGTTTACTCGCATTAGTGACAGTGCAGCAGTTGCATAAACCCGGATGTCTAAAGCTTCATTTCTTGCTTTGCTAGGATTTTCAAAACGTGTAAATGGCACGCCGTTTTTGTAGCGGGTAACTTTTGTTTCACTAACGAGCTGCCTAAACCAATCTTCGGGCCTATCATTAGGAAAGTGCATAAAACCGCTTCCTTTCTCACCGAGCGAAAGCCTTGAATAAATTAGCTCTTTAGCCGTATCAGTTCCAACGCTAAACAATGCGGCCCTCTCGGCTCCTCTTCTTGTAGGCCTTCCAACTAATGGAACACCCGGCCCCCCCATTCCCTTGCAAGCGTAAACTCTGCGGCCTTCTCTTGGTTTTGTGAATGAGTAAACCGCTTTTGTTTTGTGGCCTGAATCAATAAACGTGCAGGTAATAGGCAACTCGACTCCGCTTGGGTGAATAAATTTCTTTTGTAAAATGTCGTCAAGAGCAACCTGAGTATCAGGTGAGTTGAAATCACCCATCACATTGAAATGCGCAATACTCCAGCTTTCTTCTCCTTCGCCCCATCCAACAACTTCAACCTCAAAGCGATCACCTTGGATGTCAACGCCAGCGGTAAGAATAAGAGCGTCTTTTGGAAACTCACCCCAGTCCTCTCGGCGTTGCATTAAAGGTTCCCATGCTACGCTTTCACCTTCATCTTCCCAAGTTTCGGCAAGAAAAGTATTTATCCACGTTCTAAGCGTTTCTTTCCCGGCTTTTTTTGCTTTAATATTATCAGCCGCCATTTGATGCAGCCGTGATTTATAACCTCTTTTGTGCCTAAAAAGCGATGCTATTCCCGGCAAGTGGTAACCTCGACTTGTTCTCTCTGGGTAAGAAGGTATCCATTTGCCTTCTTGCACCATTTCAACGCGCTGTTCATCGGTTAGTTTTGCTTTACACCCTTCACATTGAAGCCATGCATCACTCCCATCTTTGGCTTTCCATTTAATATTTACCCATTTTAAGCTCTGTGAATATTTGCACTCTGGGCATTCAACGTGAAATCTTCTTTGGTCGCTTGCTTCAAATTCAGTTTCGACTCGGCTTCGGCCTTTTACCGTTGGCGTTGATGTCATAACGATGACAGAGTTCCAGAAAGTTTCTGTTCTACGTATAGCCAAGCTAGAAGGGTCTCCCTCGCTTCCTGCGGTTACTGGGTAGCGATCAACTTCATCAAGTAGCACCACCCTTCTTGGTCGAGAAGCCAAACCAGCCGGGGCATTGGCTCCAGCAATAGCGAGATTTCCTCCGGGAAAGGTTTTATGCAAAATAGTGTTGCCGCTAGTTCGCGATTTTACATCTGCAATTTTATCTTTAATTCTTGGAGTGTCCCGGCACATCGGCGCAAGTCGTTCTTTTGACCACGCTTCACCCATCTCAATTGTTGGCTGCACCATTAACATTGGTGATGGCTCAACATCCACGAAGTAGCCAATCATATTGTTCAGAGCTTCTGTTTTTCCGAGTTGCGCCCCAACCATTAACACGGTTCCCGTTGCTTCTGGGTCGTTAATTGAGTCCATCCATTCGCGAGCGTATGGCGTCATTTCAGAAGAGTATTTCCCGGGCTGCCCTGATGATTCTGGTGAAAGAAATCTGTATTTGTCTGCCCACTCCGAAACAGTTACCCGTGGCGGTGGTTCGTAGACTGAAAGCCATGCTTCAGCTATGTCCTGGAGCTGGATGTTCATTTGTCACTGTAATCAAGATCCTTCATGCTTAACAGGTCACGAAGGCATTTGTCTTTTTCATCATCAGTTAGCGGCATATTTAAGATCTTTGTCTTGATTCCACTCATTACTTGCTCACCTAATCGCTTGACTTTGGCCACTTCAACAAGCTCGCCACGGGTTCGGGCATTGGCAAGTTCTAGTTTGTCGGCTTCTTCTTTTGTTCTTCTCAATTGGTGTTTTTTAATTTCCGTTGGGTTTTCTTCATCGCTGTCCCATTGGTTTACTTTGCGCTCTTGCAAATATTCAATGTAGTTTTTTACCGATTGCCAAAGCTCATAGCGGCCTCGGGCTGATCTTATTACTACGCCGTCAGCTGCGAGTTGTTGGATTCTAACGCTTGTTAAGTTAAAGAGCTTTGCCAACGTTGAAACTGTAACGCTCGGGTTTTTCCCAGATGGTTTTTCTTTTTTTTCCATCAATATTTTACACGTTCAATTCAATTGAATAGTCAGATCCTCCTCTAGTGATTTTCCTGATTCTTCCGGGATATTTCTTGACCAAATCACGAATTGCTTTTGCTTCCATTTTTTGGGTTCTGTAAGATTTGCATCCTCCATCATCTCCCCAGTGGCTATTTTCCCAATATAAGTATCTAGCAGCTACAATTCCCCCAAATTGTTCCAGATGCCTTAAACATATTTCATAGTCTTCTTTTACCGGAAAAGATTCGTCGAACAAATACGAGCCGTCATTGATAATTCCCATACAAGAAGCGGTGATATAAGACCTAAATAATATTGGCTTGTATGGATAAACCGATCTTAGCGCGGCTTCTGTTTTAACACCCCAAATTTTCCATTTTAAATCTTCAACAACATCAAAGAGCTTTTCAAATTCAAAAAGCCATTCGGTTTCTTTAAGTTTTTTTTGCTTTCCGTTTTCTTTGTAAAGCTTTGTCCAACCTTGGTTTTTCAAATCGTCGTCAATCATTACAACCCTTTTTTCATCTGTGTTTTTCAGAATCCAATTTCGGGTTTTTGTAATGCCTTTAACTTCATTAGGAACTGCTTCCACTCTGCACTTTGTATATTTCCGGTAGTCCTCGACTTCTGATTGAGGCACAAAAAAAACAGCTGAATGCAAAAGCTTGTCGCTTTTTGTGAGACCTGCCCTGCCTTTACTTGGAATTGCTATTAGCATTTTTTACCCTTTCAAATTTTAAAACTCTTTCTGTTCCTATTGAATCAAAGGCAGAGCCAGCTTTGTATCCTCCTCTTCTTACTTTTTTGAGTTTGAAGTAATCGACCATTTCATCCCATTCATCATTGTCTTTAGCTAAAATTAAAACGTATTCTTTAGCTGGCTCAACTTGTAGACTTTGCTCATGTAAAATCTCATCTGCGTCATCAATGATTTCTTCAGCTGCAAGAAGCTCATCAATTTCCATTTCACTGAAACCGGTTAAGGTGATGTCATAGTCGCTTTCTTGTAGGCTTTCAATTTCTTGTTTTAGTAGGTTTTCATTCCAGCCAGCGTTTAGTGCCAGCTTGTTATCAGCAATTACATAAGCTTTTTTTTGCTCCTTCGTTAAATGCTCCAACCTAATGCAAGGCACTTTGTTAAGTTTTAATTCTTTAGCAGCCATCACCCTTCCATGCCCGGCAATGATGTCTTCACTCTCTCCAATTAAAACTGGGTTAGTAAATCCAAACTCCCCAATGCTTGTAGCTATTTGAGTTATTTGATCTTTTGAGTGTGTTCTGCTGTTCTTAGCGTAAGGCACAAGCTTGTGCGTTTCTATCATTTCAATTTCCAGCGGCTTCGCTTTCGTTGCTTTCATGTTGAAAAACAAAGTAGCACTCGGAAAAAGTTTTGACTAGGAAAAACGCGCAATGGCGAAAGACTTCGGCATGGTTACTACTG